AAAAGACTTGTTGATGCGTGAGTTTGGGTCATTGGCCGTCTTTTTGGAGGAGTTCTTTTTCTTCATGCCCTCCATGCGGTCGCAGAACGACTCACGACGTGCGGCGGCCTTGGGGGACTTCTTAGCCTGCTCCTTGGAGACAGGGGGCTTGAGGTTGCTTCCCTCTTTCTTAGCCGAAGCACGCCCCTTGGCGTTAAGACCACCTTCGGGGTTCTGGCCTTCCTTACGTTGCCACGCCGGTGTCTTAGCCATTACTTCTTTCCCCGCTTAAGTGTTTTCGGTGCCGGAGACTGGGGGGCCTTCTTTGCCTTGGCTTCCGCATCTCTCTTCTGTCCTTGGGCAATCAAGTTGTGCACACGGTTCCAACCGCTGTCACTGGGCTTGATACTTCCGCCGTGCTTTGCAAGGACCTTGTCAATGTGTGCATCAAGGTCATCGTGACCTGTGACGCCTTTGTTCTTGTCAGGCATGTCTACTTCTTTCCTTTCTTGGACACAGCCATGTTGTCCACGAGGTTGGGGTAGGGACGGCCAGCCTTCTTGGCTCGGGCCTTGGCCTCAGCCTTCTGCTCCGGCGTCAGTTTGCTCGACTTCTTCTTAGGGTTGGGTTTGTCCCAGACTTCTTTACTTGCCATCCACCCATTTTAGCCCGGAATGACTAAGGCCGGAAGAGGTACAGAGTGCTGTGTCTCACCTCTCCCGGCCTAAGCCTTGAGCAACCAACCAGAAGGGACCAACCGACTGGAGGGACAACACATCGCTGAGGGGTTGCGCTACGTTGTCTCGGGCAGTGTATCATCGTGGTCCTCATACGAGCAACCGGAGACATACTTGAGTACCAACAGTTCAAACAAATTTGGTGGAGCATTCCTAGCCTTCCCCCGCTGGGTTCTTCCCTACCTGCAAGGTGATTCAACAGCCAAGGCCGTACTTTTAGAACTGTTGATGTACATGAAGCCCGATACTCAGACGACAACAACGTCGTACCGATACATTGCCGAGCAAGTTGGTGTCGACCGGCGCACGGTTATCCGGGCTGTCAACCGTCTCGAGGCGGCAGGTGTCATTATTCGACGGCACCGGGGCACTAACGGTCACAACATGTCGAATGCTTTTGTCATCAACTTCAATAATCCGGAGGTGTTGGGGGTGGTGACAACTATGACACTAGGTGGTGACACTGGTGACACTACTAGGGGTGACACTGGTGACACTACCCCTAGTGACACTGGTGACACCCAAATAAGAGTTACTAACAAGAGTAAGAATAAGAGTACCCATACCAAGAGACAAAATTACGACGACGTGGAGGCAAAGTGAAGAAGGGTCAGCCAGATGACTGGGGTCCGGCCATCGGAGCCGACAGGGATACCCCGGCTTCAACAGAGTCCCCCGCCTCGTGGCGGTTGCAGGGTCTCGTCGATTACTTCAAGAACATCTTGCCGATGTCAGAGTGGGGTCAACTCAACTCACCAGTCAATGGGCCGGCGATGATGAAGAAACTGAAAGAGATGCGTGAGGCCGGATACTCGGCAACCCAAGTACGTGAGATGATGGACATGTACGTGCGGGACATCCAACGCAAACCACTTCCGGCCGGTGTTGCACCGTGGCGTGGTTTTCTTGCAAACTTGGATTCGTTGTCTGCACGCTTGTCTTCGGTGGGTCAAGAGTCCTACGATGATTTGCAGGTAGACAGAAGACCGATGTCGCAATAGTCAGAGAGGTGGATGATGAAAGAATTGCGAAGCCAGCGTTACTGGCGCAACCGGACGTCCGAAGAACGTGTCGAGAACAGTTTGATTCCAAAGCGTTATCGCAAGGACACCCTTGACACGTTCAAGTGGTCATCCAAAGACGAAGACGCCAAGAAACTTGTCGATGAATGGGTCAACTTGGTAGACGTCGAAGTGACGAACGGAAAAGGTCTGTACATCTGTGGTGGCACAGGTTCCGGAAAGACACACCTTGCACAAGCAATCTTGAAGAGAGTGCTGTACAAGAACCTCGTTTGCGGAATGTTTGTCACGGCAGACCGTTACATCCAGATGGCAGACAACGAGAGAAAGTTTGGCGATGACCTTCCCGAAGGTTACGAAGACCCGAACACAATGAAGTACATGCAGGATGTCATGGACATCTTGGTGCTCGACTCTCTTGGTTCAGAACGGCCAACAGACTTTGCTCGTCGAACAATCATCTCTTTGTTGGAGGCTCGTTATCACAACGAACTAACAACAATCATCACGTCGACAATGAAGCCAAGCCAATTGACAAGTCAGTACGGTTCTGCTGTTGAATCCATCATCAAGGATTCGTGTTACATAGTTCCTCTCAAGGGTGATGACTACCGCATTGCTCAGTGGATGGAGAACAATGGAAGGTAACGACATCATTTCCTACGCTCCCATAGGACAGGGTTTGGTGTTTGAAGGTTTGCTTGCATCTCCACCGTCCGGCGTCAAATCAATCATCGAGTCATACCGGAAAAACCGCAACAATTGGGAAGCCGTTCTGGCAATGTGGGAACCACATGAGATGCCATTGAAATCACTTGTGGACACTGTTAATCGGTTGGGGGTTGGTGCAAATATTTACACTTTTCTTGCAGACGACGCAGTGCCCGCAATTGAAGAGTGGTTGCGGCGCAAAGGTGTTGATTGCCCGGTCTATTACTATGAGACACCACAGTTACTCGAGTATGACTTGCGTTTCAATAGAGAAGTGCGCTACATCTACGTTGCCGACGAGGAGGTTGCAAAAGTGCTAGGTATTCGTGCTACAGTGACCAGCCCTGAGAGGGCGTGGACATTGTAATGGCAAGCACTGAGCATCTATTAATCAGCAAGGTCATTCAGACCTCCTCCGTATCGGAGGTTATTGACGCCGGTATCCGGCCGTACCACTTGTCTGGCCAATGGTCAGAGATGCTGATATGGATTCTCAATTATTGGCGTGAGTACAGCGCTGTACCAACCCCACGTGCACTGAAGCAGAACTTTGGTGACGTGCCGTTGGTGAACGCAGAGGCCGAACCGTTTGCTCGACTCATTGACGAAATCTTCGCCGCATACAAGCACAAAGAAGTTGTGCTGGCCGTGTCCGGGGCAACAGGTTTGCTCAACAACAATCTTACTGACGAGGCTGTTGCTTTGTTGGCCGATGGTCTTCACAAAGCATCGATGGAGACAGCACACCTGCGTGATGTCAACCTCATCGAGACATGGGAACAACGTATTCAGCGATACAAGGAGATGCGTGAGACACCCAATACGTTGCGAGGCATACCAACCGGCTTTAATGGTTTAGACCGCATCACCGCCGGATTTCGTCCACAGCAGTTGGTCACGTTTGTTGGTGAGGCAAAGAAGGGTAAGTCACTGATGACGCTCATCATGGCCAACGCCGCTCACCAACATGGTATTACCCCAATGTATGTTTCGTTTGAGATGAGTATTGAAGAACAAGAAGCACGTTATGACGCAATCGTTGCCGGCGTGTCCCACACAAAAATCATCCGTGGTGACCTGACTGTCAGCGAGTTGCAGAAGATTGAGAACGCCATCAAGATTCGCAAGAACATGCACCCGTTCATAATGACGGAAGACACTGCTTCGTTGACCACGGTCAGCGCATTGGCCGGAAAGATTCAGCAATACCGCCCCGGCCTACTCATCGTTGACGGTGTGTATCTCATGGACGACGAGAACGGCGAGCCAAAGGGAAGCCCGCAGGCACTCACCAACATCACCCGTTCGCTTAAGCGGATGTCACAGAGGTTTGACATTCCCGTTCTCGGAACTACACAGGTGCTGGCATGGAAACTCGGCAACAAGAAGTCCCGGGCCATCACGTCCGATGCAATCGGTTACACGTCGTCGTTTGCTCAGGACTCAGACCTTATCCTTGGTGTCGAGTCGGACCCCGACATTGACAACCAAGCAATCATCCGAGTCGTGCTGGCACGCTCTGCCCCCAAGGGAGAGATTCGTATCAAATGGGACTGGGACAACATGGACTTTACAGAAGTAGGAGAAGAAGATGAGCGCAATGACTGGTACTACTGACATCACAGACCTGTTGGCATCAATTGGTGTCGAGGTCATCAAAGCCGGGCAGGAAATTAAGGCACGCTGTCCGGTGCATGTCAAGCGGACAGGTAAGGAAGACCAGAACCCTTCGTTCTACATCAACGCCGAAAGTGGTCTGTGGTTGTGCTACTCGTGTGGTGCACGGGGAAACTTGGCACACCTCGTTGCTGAGATGACTGGCAACAACGCCGACGACCCCGAGGTATTGATGACCTTGATGAACCACGGAGTGTCACAGTTGACGATGCCTAAGTGGGAAAAGATTCCGGACATCGACAACACAATGTACTTCCATTACACCGACGTGCCGGTCAAATACCTCAAGAGCCGGAATATCTCACCCGAAGCCGCACGGGCACACGGCATCCGGTGGTAACAACTTGTTGGGGTGGCAGGAGAAGGGACAGGGCTTCGTTCGCAATCACCCGAATGGTATCAAGATGCGGCACACCTTGTTTGGCATCGAGAAGTTCCGTTCCAAGACCGCCATACTGGTTGAGTCCCCGCTTGATGTCGTCCGGTTTGCGTCGGATTTTGAAGGCATGCAGTGTCTGGCATCCTTCGGGGCCAGCATCACTATTGAGCAGTTGAACCTCATCCACGACGTGTCAGAGAAAATCATCATCGCATTGGACAACGACAAAGCCGGTATCTCCAGTGCCAAGCAGATATTCAAGCAGATGCCATTGGTTAAGGGGGGTATGTACTGGCTCAAGTATTCCCACACCGATGCCAAGGACATTGGGGAAATGAGCAATGACGAAATATGGGAGGCGGTTACTGAATCATCTGTCATCCCATGGTGGATGTGATGTTTAAGGGAACGCTCTACCCGTTTCAGGAAGAGTCCAAAGACCGGATGACGGACCGGGGCCAGATGCTTCTGGCCATGGTGATGGGAGCCGGTAAGACTCCTACAACGATTGCCGCACTGGAGGACCTGTTCGACCGGGGCGACATTGACCGAGTGCTGGTTGTGGTTCCATCCTCCCTCAAGTACCAGTGGTTGCGGGAAATCAAGAAGTTCACTGATTCAACCGCCGTTGTCATTGATGGCACGCCCAAACAACGTGAGTCACTATGGCGCACCGCTCTGCACTGCAAGTACGTGATTGTTAATCCGGAAGTCCTTATCAACGATGACAAGTACCTGCCCGCATTGCGAATGAACGCCATTGTGATTGATGAGGCAACCATCATCAAGTCGCCCCGGGCAAAGCGCTCCAAGATGCTGAAGAAACTTGGCAAACGATTCCCATACCGGTTCGCCCTCACCGGCCAACCCATCGAGAACCGTCCAGAAGAGTTGTTTTCAATTATGGAGTTCGTGGACCCGGCCGTTCTGGGGCGCTTTGACGTATTTGACCGCACCTTCATCGTCCGCAACCATTTTGGTGCACCTGTTCGGTACCGAAACTTGTCGTCCTTGAACAGCACAATGTCGGACAGCATGGTCCGTAAGACCCGGGATGACATCGCTGACCAGTTGCCTAAAATAATCAATCAGGTGGTACCGGTACCGTTTGACTCCGCTGGTGCTTCGGCATACAGCAAAATTTCGGCAGACCTGCTGAACGAGATACAGAAAGCGATTACTTCTCATGGCAAAGGGTTCGACCTATGGGCGCACTACAACGGGGCCACTGGTAACGATGCGCAAGGGCAGATTATGGCTCGTCTCACTGTCCTTCGCATGCTTTGTGATAATCCTCAATTGGTTGTTGACAGTGCGGCGGCTTATGACGACCCCTCGCAAAGTACAGAGGGTAGTCAATACGCTTCAAACGTCATCAAAGCCGGATGGCTCTCGCCATCCGCCAAGTGCCCCAAGTTGGAGGCGGTAGTTGATTACATCACGGAGGTGCTGAGTGAAGACCCAAATAACAAAGTGGTTCTATTCTCGTTCTTTAAGAAGAACCTACGGCTTGTCCAAGAGGCAACTAAGGGACTTACAGACAGCGTACTGTTCATGGGCGGCATGGGTGCTGACGAGCGGGACCGTGCTAAGGAGCGATTCCAGACCGATGACGGGGTTCGGCTCTTTCTATCCTCTGATGCGGGAGGCTATGGCGTGGACCTACCACAGGCCAATTACCTCATCTCTTACGACCTCCCTTGGTCGGCTGGCAAACTTGACCAGCGGGAGGCCAGAATCATCCGTTTATCTTCGACACACCCCCATGTCACAATTACATCCTTCGTGATGAAAGGGTCTATTGAGGAAAGACAATACGAGATGCTCCAGCAAAAACGGGGCATCAACGAGGCGTTCCTTGACAAGGGCTACGACAGCCACGGTAAGTTTGAGTTGAATCTGGGGACGTTGTCTGACTTCCTCAAAAACACAGGAGTATGAAATGAAAGTTGTGCGTGAAGAACCAAAACCGTTGGATGAGTCTTACCTTGAACGCCTTGCGGAAGAGTACAAGAAGTCCAAGGAGTTGCAAGAGCAAGTCGAGAAGCGCACCAATGCCATCAAGAAAGAATTGTCCGAAGCCGTAGAAACTCACGGCACTCCGGATGACAAAGGTCATTTGTGGCTGAAGGTCGGAGAGGCTTCACTGAAGCGTGAGCGCCGTGTGACCCGTTCGTTTGATACATCTGCCGCCGAACAATGGGCACGAGAAAACAACATGTGGGATGACATCAAACAAGTCATCGAGGTTGTTGATGAAGACAAGGTCCTAGGTCTTGCGTGGAAAGATGAATCGCTGGCCGAAAAGGTTCGTGAGTTCTACACCGAAAAAGAAACGTGGGCATTCAAGGCATGAGGGATATCCTCGATGTGTTTGGGGAACTACCGGATTACCCCGGTAAGAAAGCGCCGAAGAACAGACCGACTAAAGAAAAAGTCAGCGTTTCGGAGGACCCTTTTGTTGGGGTGCCCTTCAAAGAAATCATTGTCAAAGGCGAGAAGCGCACCTTCTACACAGTTGGAAGTGTCGCACGCATCATTGGTCGTAAGGCCGTTACTGTCCGCAAGTGGGAACGCAAGGGGTGGATTCCACCGGCGTCATACCGCACTTCAAAGTCCTCCGGTTCGGGGTTGCACAACCCCTCCGGGAAGGGCTATCGTCTCTATTCCCGAGAGCAAGTAGAACTACTCCTTCACGGATTGGCACTCTTCAACCTCGACGGAGAGAGAACCAAGGACTGGCAAAACGCCAGTAATTGGATTTCATTCATTGACTACATCAAGGCCAGTTGGCCAAAGTAACGAAAGAGAGCAAACATGGGCAAATGGGATGACTACGAGGAAGACGAGCAAGAATTCGTCGAACCGGCGAAAGCAACAGCAACGCCATCATTGGCACGCAAGGAACGTGCCGTGACAGACGACGACGACGACGACACGTTCCCGACGAAGCCAACTGCTCGTGTTGTGAAGTCTGGATGGGGAAGCCCTGACCGTTCTAGTGGCGGCGGCGATGAGTTTGCCAAGCGGCTCAAGGTGACCGAGGATGTCCAAATCATCAAGTTCCTCGACGACGCCCCCTACGCTCGCTACCGCCAGCATTGGGTGGAGCGCAAGGGACAGATGTCATTCACCTGCATCGCAGACATCGAGACCGGTACACGTTGTCCGCTGTGCGAGGCTGGTAACCGTGCATCATGGCGCTTCAACTTCAACGTCGTGCTGATGACTCCGGGCGAAGAGCCGGTGCTCCGTTCCTACGAGGTCGGTGCTCGTGTCATCGACCAGTTGAAGAACTTCAACGACCACCCGGCAATGGGTCCACTTCCGAAGCACTACTGGACGGTCTCACGTTCCGGTAAGGGTGCAACGACGGCCACCAATCACCAGTTGGTGAAGGCCGCCGACCTCAGCGACTGGGGCTTGGAGGCACTGTCCAAGGATGCTCTTGAGCACTTCTCCAGCGTGGCCTACACCGACGAAATCATCCGGACCCCTTCCCGGCAAACCTTGGCCGAAGTCGCTCTGGAAATCCAGACTGACTGATGGCTTACCACATCGTCACCTCCATCGATGAGGTGCACGAGGCCGTTGCCGTAATCCAGCGCCACGGTGCTTTCGTCTTTGACGTCGAAACACGTGGTGTGCTGGAGCGGCACCCGGACGTGCTGGAGTTCATCGAGCGTGACTGGCGTGAGCACCTGTCCAAACTGAAGTCGCCCAGCCCGGAGATTGCACTGAAGGCAAGACAGACCATCGAAGCCCGTTACCGGGGAGAGTTGGCGCTTGACCCAAAGAGGAACGAAGTCTTTTGGATTGGTTTGGCAACGCATTGCGATTCATGGGTTATCCCAATGGGCCACCGTGTTGGTGTTGTTATTGAGCCGGAAGAAGTCGGTGATGGCACCACGGTCCCACCGCTGGGCTACCGAAAGATTCTGAAGAATGGCGAAGAGTCGTTGGCAAAGGCTCGGTATGTGAAACCCGCTAAGTACGGTCCGGTACCAACACAACTAGACCGTGGCACCGTACTGGAAGCGCTTCGTCCTTTGTTCTTCAGTGACCTAGTAAAGGTGGGACACAACGTCAAGTTTGACGCCCGCTCTCTCGGCAAGTATTACGGGGAACTGCCACCGGGTCCGTACGCCGACACCATCTTGATGCAACATGTCTTGGACGAGAACCTGATGTCCTACTCTCTGGAACAGGTCATCATGCGTAACTACCGTGGTTACAACCCGTATTCCCGGGAAGGCAAAGTCGGCAAAATCATTGATGAGGTTCCGATTGACGTGGCCTCCCGATACGTGCACCTCGATGCCCGTTGGACATGGATGTTGTATACCCGGTTGTGGAGGTTCATCAAGAATCACCCAACCATCCACGAGTCATTCTCTCTCGACCAACAAGTTCTTCGTGTGCTCATGGAGATGGAAGACAACGGCATCCTTGTTGATGCGGCCGCTCTCAAGCGTTTGGGCAAGGAACTAGATGGCAAGATTCGCCAAACCCTCCTTAACATCAGTGAGCATGCGTTCGTGGGATTCAACCCTGACTCCAACCCGCACAAGCAGGCTCTGCTGTTCAACAAGAAGCGTGAGGGTGGTCTGGCCTTAAAGCCGGTTAAGAAGACTGCCAAAGGCGCACCCAGCGTGGATGAAGAGTCACTACAGAAACTCAAGCACGAACACCCGGTCATACCCATGTTGTTGGAGTACGCAGAAATGCAGAAACTGAAGTCAACGTACGTCGACGGCCTCATACCAAAGTTGAACGACAGTCGCCTGCACCCTTCGTTTCATTTGCACCGAACAGCAACAGGACGACTGTCATCCAGCAATCCCAACCTTCAGAACATCCCCCGGTCATCCTCAGTGCGTAGTCTGTTCGTCGCTCCGGATGGGTATCAACTTCTTGTGGCTGACTATGACCAGATTGAGTTACGTGTCATGGCCATGTTCTCTCAGGACAAGCAGATGTGTCGAATCTTCCGAAACAACGAGGACATTCACGCCGGAGCCGCCGCACTTCTGTACAAGAAATCTATTGATGAGGTGACCGGTGACGAGCGTCAGGTGGGTAAGGGCGTCAACTTTCTCACGGCTTACGGTGGCGGTGCAGGAAAACTGGCCAACACAACTGGCATCACGTTTGAGGAAGCAAAGCAACTAATTGACAATTACTACCGACAGTTTGCCGGTATCACTGAATGGAAGAGGGACGTCATTGCCACCGGGCGCATCCGTGGCTACGTGGAGACCCTCTCTGGTCGCCGCCGTCGGTTGAAGGACCTTACATCGTCTGATGACGAGGCACGCTCCCGGGCTGAACGTCAGGCTGTCAATGCTGTCGTCCAAGGCTCGGCCGCTGACCTGTGTAAGCAGGCCATGGTTGATGTCCGGAACGTGCTTCACGGCACTGGTGCTAGTCTTCTCGTACAAGTTCACGACGAACTAGTTGTTGCAGTACCGGAAGACATTGTGGAAGAAATAACACCGAAGTTCATGGAAGCAATGGGACACGGTCGAATCATTG